ATCACATGATCATATGCACATTTAGTACACAATAGAGGGCGTCTAAGACAGTCACCGCAGCGCAAGACTGTTTGTGACTGACAGACAACACAAAGTCCGGCTGATTGAAGCACACTAGACTTTTCATAAAGGCTAGCGTAAAAATCTTCACTCCAGAATTTGGCTTGAGTATCCTCCAACATTGTGATGGCAAAGGCGTCCAAAACGCCTTTACTCAAGTCGTTACTAAGCTTTTTCACCCATTCTAACATAGTATAAAACACTTTTCTATACTCCGGGTTACCGTGCTTAGAAAGAGGGTAGGCATCAATAGCAAGAGACACATAGCGTTCAAGTAAAACGACGCCATCTGTCTTAACAATATCATCAACAAAAACACCAGCACTTAAAATGCGGCTTGGATCTGGATATGGCAGGTAATACTTACCATCACCATCAATAATTTGCAAGGTGTGTTGTGAGCAGAATTCGTGAGGTCCTACATTAATGTCAGGTTCCACCCAGCACTTGGAGGTACTCATAAACACATTATTCTGATAATAAAGAGTAGCCTTAAATGCATTTATGTCTGCGACATAACCTAAATCCGCATACTCCTTATTATAACAAACAACACCATCATCAGATAAAATCATCATAGAAAAGTGCTTACGTAAATAATGGTAAAAGTTATCAACGCAATCTTCATTAATAGAAGACGTACGGTAACAATTATCATAAATTGCACGTTGTAATTCTTTGACAGCAATATTTCTACAAACATTACTATCAACAGCGAGCAATTTATTTACATTAGCACTAACAGCCTGAAAAATGTTAAAAACAGAGTTGGCATAAGCGGTACTAGCGTCACCAGATGTAGTACCACCGGGTTTAAAGTAAAAACCACCATTAGAGTGGACAACTTCAGTCAATACCTGTGCCAATTCATTTGACAGGCGATAAAACTTATCCATATTAGAACAGCAATTAACATGTTTGGAACCAAGAATCATAGCTGAAGCCATACGAATCATATTAGGTAAGGCACGATCACATTTTGGGTAATCCCAACCCATGAGGCATGGATTATCAACATCATCAATAAGTGTGCGAAGCATACCGTCCCAACCGCCGTAAAACTTCGTAGTACCAATAACGACGGTAGCATTACGAGTTGCAACAATGGACTTTAGACACTTTTGATGATATTGGCGAGTGGTCATCGTACTAAGAAGTGAGACGCCACCCACAGTTCTAGCACGCGCTTTACCACTAATAGCATACTTAAGGTTAAGTTGCGTCATAGTGGGCAACACGTTCCTCTTGGTCATTGCATAAAGAGCATCCTGTTCTTCATACGTCATAGACTCATAATAAAGCCTAGCCTTTCTAAACTTATTCAAAGGATAACCAGCTGACTTATCAAGATTTGTGACAATAACATCCTTTGCCATGATGCAACCGCCCTCATAACACTCGAAATATTTGCCAACTACCTTAAAAACAAAGCGTGCTTGGCAAACATCTAACATCGTGGTATGATTATACCGGTAATAATCAAAATCGGTAATTGCAGCTGCACCATTCTGGGCAAAGAAGAAGTGCCTCAAGGTTAAGTCAGAACCCTCGTTAAAGAACCCCCTTTCAAGAAGAAAGTCATAGAATTCCTTATTGAAGTAGCCTGGCTTAACAATTTGATAATTAACACCTGTTGACAAAGCGGCAACGCTAAGACAACAAGTGCGCTGATCAAT